GTAGGAGTCCCCGGAGGTGCTTCGCCTATGCAGATTTGCAAACCGCTCAACCAAACAACACAGCCCCAATGAAAGACCCCAAGCACATCATGAGAGGAATAGACCTCTTGCAAGCCTACAAGGTGAAGGCTCCCCTTCCGTGGTGGCTTACGCCCCTTGACTACCTCCTGACGGGGGTCTATTTGGCCTGCTTCTGCGGGGCGTGTGTGTTGGTCATCTATAACGTCTTGTCATGGCTGTAACCAACCAAGAAGTAGTATTCACCTTCAACGCTGAGACGGGCGAAGTAGAGAAGGTAACGACGCGCCTTGTCAAGGATATGGAGAAGGTAGCCGACGCTGCCGACGATGCAGCCAAGGCCACCGAGGAGATAGGCAAAAACGCGAAGAGCGCAGGAACGGGACTGAAGAAGGCAGGCACGCTGGGGGCACAAGGCTTCAAGGCGTTGGGTACGGCCATCAAAGCCACGGGAATTGGACTGCTCGTGGGTATCGTGGCCAAGCTCGTGCAGAAGTTTACGGAGAACAAAACCGTGGCGGAAGCCTTGGAGGTAGCCTTTGCCGGCATTGGTGCAGTCATCAACGTAATCGTGGACGCGGCCGCACCCTTGGGAGACCTCCTTATCGACATCTTTACGAACCCCCAGCAGGTTATCGAAGACCTCAAGGCCAAGCTAACAGACCTCTTTGGAAGCCCCAAGGAAGCCTTGTTGAACTTTGCCAACCTCGTAAAGGAAAACATCATCAACCGCTTCGAGGGTATGCTCGAACTCATCCCCAAATTGGGAGAGGCTATCGGGTTGCTTTTCGAGGGTCGATTTGGAGAAGCTGGCAAGGTAGCTGCGGATGCAGCGGCGAAGGTGACTTTGGGGGTGGAGAACATCACGGACAAAGTTGTAGAAGCTGCTGAGGCGGTGACTGAGTTTGTTACGCCTTTCGTAGAGGGGGTGGTGAAACAAACAACAGCAGCCATCGCCTTGGAGAAGCAGCTGCAGGCTTTGGGCGACAGACAAAGAGAGCTAAACGTTGCCACGGCACAAGGCGCAGCAGAGGTAGAAGAACTCAAGAGACAAAGCGACGACCAGCGCCTCTCGGTAGAAGAAAGAATCGAGGCCGCCACAAGAGCCGCCGAGTTGAACCAAAAGTATGCGGATGAAAATGTGGCCATAGCTAACGAGAGAGCTGCGCTTTTGCGCCGGGAGCTTGAGTTGCAAGGTGAAACTGAGGAGCGGTTGCAGGCCGTAGCAGATGCGGAAATCGAAGCGGCAGCAGCACGGCAAGCGAGCGCGACTATCCAGACGGAGCTACAAAACAAACTCTTTGCCCTCAACCAAGAACTCCTCGCACAAGAGGAGGAGCGGTTGGCCGCTGCACAGGATGAACTGGCCGCGCGTCAGAAGTTGGAAGACGAGCTCTACGCCCTCACCCTTTCGGCTCGTGAGCGTGAGGAACTCGCCCTTATGCAGGAGTACGACGAGCGCGTAGCTATCGCAGGCGACGACGAAGGACTACTGCGGGCCGCTACCGAGCAGCTAAACGCAGACCTCGCCGCCATTGATGAAAAATATCGCGCCGAATCCAACGCGAAAAGCGATGCTCAAAGGCAAGCCGACCTTGACAAGGAACTGGCCAACGCCGAAGCCATCAAGCAGGCTCGGCTGGACATCACCAAGTCCACCCTTGACGCCCTCTCTGCCCTCAACGAAGCGTTCACGGGTGAGTCAGAGCAGGAACAAAAGAAAGGCTTTGAGCGGTCTAAAAAGATACAGACAGCACAAGCCCTCATCTCGACATACGAGAGCGCGGTACAGGCGTTCAAATCGCTTGCAGGTATCCCCGTGGTGGGGCCGGGGTTGGGTACGGCTGCCGCTGTCGCTGCCACCGCTGCGGGTCTGGCTAACGTCAAGAAGATTCAAAGCCAAACATTCCAAGGTGGAGGGGGCGGAGGAGGGTCTACCTACGCCGGAACGGGCGGGGCTGCCTCGGCTGCTACTGCCGCAGGACAAACACCGCCTGCTCCTACCCTCGACATCGGATTCTTGGGCGAGGGAGCACAACAGCAAGTCATCGAGACGTACGTCATCAGCGAGAACGTCACAAGCGCCCAACAAGCAAACAAGAAAATCCAAGACCAAAGCACGTTATGAGAATCGTAGAACTAATCATCGACGAAGACGCGGAGCTGTACGGCATCGACGCGATCAGCATCGTAGACCGCCCAGCTATCGAGCTCGACTTCATCGCCCTCAAAGAGCAGAGGGTACAATTTGCCGAGGCCGACGCCGACAAACGTATCCTCCTCGGCCCTGCCCTCGTCCCCGACAAGCCTATCTACCGCAAGAACGGAGAAGACGAGTTCTACGTGTACTTCTCCAAAGCCACGGTACGGCGGGCGGCGGAGCTCTATTTGAAGCACGGCAACCAAGCCAACCACACCCTCGAACACGAGCACACTATCAACGGCCTCACCGTGGTAGAGTCGTGGATGGTAGAGGACAAAGAGAAGGACAAGTCTGCCCTCTACGGGTTGGACGTCCCTGTAGGTACGTGGATGGTAGCCGTCAAGGTAGATAACGAAGCTATCTGGAAGGAGTGGGTAAAGGAAGGCAAGGTCAAGGGCTTCTCCATCGAGGGGTACTTTGCCGACAAGATGAAGAAAGACCAAGACGAGGAGATGCTTTCGGAGCTTGTCCAGCAAATCGTCGACCTCAAATTTTTCGAGGCGTTGAAAAAAGAGCTCGATTCACTTGAGGATTGAGGCTTTCAAATACTCATTGAAAAAAAGGACTCCATGACTATCCAAGAACGAGTGCAAGAAGTCTTCAATCGTTTCAACGTCAACCTGACGGTGAGCGAGGAGAAGCGCACCGAGATGGCGGAAGCCACACTCGAAAACGGCACGGTGATCTACACCGACGCAGAACAATTTGCAGAAGGTGTAGAAGCCTACATCATCAACGACGAGGGTGAGAACATCCCTCTGCCTCCCGGCGACTACACCCTCGCAGACGGCGGTGTCATCGTAGTCGGTGACGGCGGTGTTGTTACTTCTGTTGGCGAAGCTACCGAAGAGGTAGTGGAGGAGGTTGTCGAAGAAGTCGAAGCCTCAGAAGAAACCCAAGAGGTTGAAGCCTCCGAAGAAACGGAAGAGGTGCAAGCTGAGGAGACACCCAGCTACGTCACCAAAGCCGAAGTCGAGGAGATGATTGCTGCCGCCTTTGAAGCCCTGAACAAGGACGACAAGGAGGAGATGTCAGCCGACACCCCCGAACCAAAAAAAGAAGAGGATCCTGTGGCTGTCGAACTTGCCGCTGTCAAGGCGGAGCTCGAAGCCATGCAAAAGAAAGCCGCCGAAGCGGGCCTGAAGCATCAAGCCCCAACGACGAAGCGTGAGCCTCTCGACCTCAAGAATCTATCAACTCAGGAGCGCGTGTCAGCTCTCCTCAATCAATTCTCAAAGTAATGAGTCTTTACAAGTTTGGCAACAATGCCACAGTAGGCGTCGGTACTTACGCAGGAGAAGCGGCACGTCCTTACGTGTCTGCTGCTGTCTTGTCTGCCGACACCATCGCAAACGGATATGTGACCGTTCGTGAAAATGTCCACTCTAAAGCAGTTCTCCGGAAGTTCTCCGGCGTGGCTATCCAAGCCAACGACGACTGCGCGTTCTCAACCCCTGCTGCTGGTCAGTTGACTTTGGGCGAGGCTATCTTGGCCGTCGACGCTCTGAAGATTAACGAGCAGGTATGCAACGAAGACCTCCGCGCTACGTGGGAAGGTGCTCAGATGCGCGGACAAAACTCCGCCGCTCCTGCTGACTTCACGACGTTCGTGGCTCAGTACGTGGCTGCTAAGACCGCCGAGGCTGTCGAGCGCAACATCTGGCAGGGCAAGTACTCCTCAACCGACGGAGCAACGACGGGAACGTACAACTCTTTCGCAGGGTTGTTGAACAAAATCGTTGCCGCCACTCCCGGCGAAGAGGATTTGTTGACGGGTGCTACCACCTCTGCCAACATCTTGACTCGCTTGAACGCCTTGGCTGTTCCTGCTGTCATCGCTGGCGACCCCAACACCAAGCTCTTCATGTCTCGTGCCATGAAGCAACTCTACTTCGAGGCCATCGCTGGCACGGCAGAGCTGACCTACTTGGCTGAAGGATTCGCTCAGAACTACAAGGGCTACGAAATCATCACGCCTGCCGGTATGCCTGACGACACGTTCCTCTTCGCACAGCGTGAGAACTTGTACTTCGGTACGGACCTCTTGACCGACCACATCAACGCCTCTATCTTGAACTTGCGTGACGTGACGGGTGACGACGTGACTCGTGTGATCATGCAGTTCTCTGGCGGTTGTCAGATTGTGGACGAAGCTGCCATCGCAGTAGCTCGCCGCTCCAGCTAATAATTGAACCCGAGAGAAGGGGGGAGAGAACAGGCTCCCCCCGACTTTCACTAAACCCTACAACATGGCTTGTACACTAACTCTCGCAGGACGCGGAACGGGTTGCAAAGATGCTCTCGGAGGAATCAAGCGTATCTACATCGGTGAGTGGAGCGAAGGTATCTGGGAGGCTCCCGTAGCGGGTGAGATTGGAGACGCTACTGCTGCTCTCACGGTCTACACCTACGATATGACGCGCGGCTCTGGCTCTTTGACGCAGACCGTCACTTCAAACATCGAAGCAGGTACCGTCTACTTCGACCAAGTGTTGTCTGCTACGTTCAACAAGTTGGACGCTGCCGACATCGTGGAGATTTCAAACATCACCAAAGGCCGCATGGCCGTTATCGTTCAGGACACGAACGACAACTACTTCGTGATGGGCAACAAAAACGGCGTCGAGGCTTCCGGCGGTACCGTACAAACGGGCACCGCAGCAGGCGACCAGAACGGCTTTACGTTGGAGTTGTCAGCACAAGAGGTCAGCGCAGCTCCTTTCTTTGATAAGGCAGGACAAACCAACGTGACCTTCACGGCTGCTCCGTAAGTTCTCAAAATATCGGGCCAACCTTAGGCCGTTATCGTTACAAGGAGGGGGAGGGCAGTTGCTCTCCCCTTTATTTTGAAGCATGATTCATCTCTCCCCCAATACCGCCTCCAACTTGGTCAACGTCACTCCCTTCGAGTCACGTAAGTTTCTGCCCAGCTTCACGCACTATCTCTTGGAACTCACGAACCAAGCGACGCAGGAGAAGCACTACGCTGTGCCTGTGTTGAGCTACGACAACGAGAGATATACGCAGTTTGAACTCGACACCAACGCCGACACGACCAACGGCGTTTTGATTACCGAAAGCGGCCTCTTCACCTACAAAATTTGGGGGCAGAATTCAGCCACCAACCTCGACCCAACGGACGCAAGTGTGGTGGGGGTATGCGAAATTGGGCCATGCAAAGTAAGCGACGAACCCGCGTGGACTATTCCAAACGTCTCTATCCCTGACAACGTTATATATTACGAGTGATGGATTTACTAAAACTCAACGAATACCAAGAACGCTCCTACGCGGAGAAGCCCTCCAACGAGGGCTACGTTCAGTACGGGGACGACAACCTCTTCCCTCAATACCTCATTGACCTCTACAAGAGCAGCGCCACGCACAACGCCCTCTGCACTTCCATTGCCTATATGATCTACGGCGACGGGGTGCAGGCCGACACGTTGGATGCTCGCCTCAAGATTGAAGAGTGGGGCTTGCAAGATGAAGTCCGCAAGGCGTGCCTCGACCTAAAGATTCAAGGAGGCTGCGCGCTGGAGGTCGTGTACAGCATCGACCGCACGACGGTGGCCAAGGTGCGCCATTGCCCCTTCGAGAATATCCGAAGCGCCGAGGTCGACGAAGACGAAAACGTCAACTTCTACTACTACTCCAAGGACTGGTCGAACAAACAAATCGAGCCGGAGCTCGTGCGTGCCTTCGACCCCGAGGATTCATTAGAGTACCCCGTGCAAATCTTGTACGTCAAGCCGTTCTCTCCCGGATCGTACTACTACCCCAAGCCCGACTACATCGGCTCGATTGACTACATCGAGCTCGACAAGGAGATTGGCAAATATCACATCAACAATATCAAGAACGGCCTCGCTCCTTCTTTCTCCATCCACTTCAAGAACGGAGTCCCAGCGCAGGAGGAGCGGCACAAGATTCGTAACGACATCGAGCGCCAACTGGCCGGGGCTACCAATGCGGGAAAGTTCATCGTGACCTACTCGGACTCTCCCGAAAGAAAGCCCGACTTCGAGCCGTTCCCGCTCTCCGACGCGGACAAGCAATACCAATTCCTCTCTACGGAGGTGTCAGATAAAATCATGGTGGGACACCGCGTGGTGTCTTCGGCTATGTTTGGCGTCAAGACAGCCGGACAGCTTGGAAACACGCAAGAGTTGGAGATTGCCTCGGAGCTTTTCGACAAGCAAGTGGTGAAGCCTTACCAGCGCATCGTAAAAGACGCCCTTGAGAGCATCTTCAACGCGGCAAATACCCCAACTGTTGTCTCAGTTGAAGAAGTGCCCGCTATGGCCCCTCAAACGCCCTCAGAAGAGGTGCAAATGAGCGACGACGTAGAACTCAACCTCGCGTGTGACTTTTTGATTGAGATGGGCGAGGAAGTAGACGACGAGTGGGAACTCATCGACGCCCGACGGGTAGACGTAGAAACCGAGGCCACACAGGACGCCTTGTGGAACTTCGCTCGCGTCCCTTCGGGTAAGCCTCAAGCCTCATCAGATCAAGACAACGAGCTCGTCAAGGTCAGATACGCCTATATGCCCAAGGTGACGGGCAAGAATGGCAACGAATCGCGCGACTTCTGCAAGCGTATGGTAAATGCAGGCGACCGCGTATGGAGGAAGGAAGACATCGACGCGGCTTCGTCTCGTGCGGTGAACCCCGGGTGGGGGCCAAACGGCTCCGACACCTACGACCTCTTCCTCTACCACGGGGGTGGGTCGTGTCAGCACTTCTGGGAGCGTCGTACCTACCTCCGCAAGAACAACAAGAAGATAAG